TTCTATAATTTCATCACAGGATGAATCATTTAAAAAATTATTTATTTCTATGAACATTTTGTTTTATAAATTCTTTATCACTTTCAGTTAATGACATGTATCTTATTCTACCATTAATATGTTGTTTGGTATCATGACCACAGTTTGTGCATCTATAAAACTCAGAAACGATAGCAACTAAAATTGCTTCTTCTTCACACTCTTCACAGAAACCATGAACGGTATCTATTTTTTGAAAAATTTTATATATTTTTGTCATACGAGATCTACTGCCTTTCCTATTATGGGTTTATATTTTACTTTTTTACCTTCTCTATAAGCATGCATAAATTGTCTTCTAGGTTGGTAAGGTACCCAACTAGCATGGATCCAGCCGCTATTAGGCTCTCCTGGCGTATAGAATTCTAAAATGAGTTGATCTGTCTCTAAATATTTATGTATCCAATCTGCGAGTTCTGCATTATCTACCCCAATTACTTCGAAATCTGCGGCCTCAGCTTTGGCATGCTGTGAATTTTCTGAACTACCAACTGCTCTACATAATTCCGGGGACCTGAAGCCTGACGTCACCTTCACTCTTCCGAACTGATCACGTACCGGCTGCAAAACATTTTCACATAGTTGTTTTAACTTATCAATCTGATCGCCATTAGGATTGTTATCAATGTTTAAACGGATAGCAGTATCCGATTTGATGAGTTCTTGAAGCGTGAAGTTTCGAGAAAGGTTCATTATTCAAATATAATTTTTTTAATACTTATACTACCGTCAATATTTTTTTCAAGTTCTGCTTTTGTTAACATACACTGATAAGTTCGAGTATAACTACGAGTTCTTTCAGCAATTCTTTTAGATTTTAAACATTCAGACATATCTGATTTATATCTATATTCAGATATTTCATTATTAACAAACATAATTAGAGCCACAACTGTTTCTATCATTATTAATGAGCTCCATTACCATTTGCAAATTTTATATCTCGTGTTGCATCCTTTAATTTTTCTATATCTTTTTTTAACTTTTCTATTTCTTTTTCATGAGAATCTAACATTACACCTGTGTGTACATTTGCTTCTAACATTTTTTGCATTTTCTCTATTTGTGTTGCCTGCCATTCTAGGATCATGAACTGCTCCTGGTCAATTGGTTTTTGAACACTAGCCTCTAATAAATCTTTTTCAAACAATTGATTCTTAGTCTCTAACTGGTTAAGCCTTTCAATTACACCAAAGGCAAACCATGCGCCAACTACGATTGCTCCGATCAATCCAATTAAATTACGTAATGGTAAACCGATTGAAGTGTTTTCTGAAATTCTTACTGACATGATAGACACTCATCAGAATCAGAATCTAATTCTGCTAACGCTTCTTCTTTACATTCTTTACTACAAAATAAATCGAATTCATCTTTTGCATCAAATGCTTCTTCACATTGTTTACATTGTTTTCGCATATTATTCTCCAAATAGCCAGTTAACATATCTTTGCCACCAAGATAATTTTTTAGGTTCTGATTTTAACACTAAAGGCTTACAGCTGCAATGATCACAAATACAACTATCACATTTATTTGTATTTAAATTATAACCTTTGCCATAACAATGACATGCATGATCACAAATTTTACATTTTTTCTTCATCTTTGTCCTCGATATTATAAAACATTTTATCAGAATCTTCTGTTACCCAATCACCGCCTTCTGCATCCCAATACGTAGTTTGTACTTTGTAATCAGGCCATTCATTCTCGGTTGTGTAACTATTAACATGCCAAATGATTCTGTTGTTTGGCTGCGCGGCGAAGTTGCCGTTTTCTAATTGCATTATGTGAGCACACTTATGTTCTTGTGGAATCTCAGAATGTTCAACGTTTAATATATTAGTCTCTGGATGTGCCCAGTCAATAGTAAATAAGTATTGACCTTTGTAAAATTTTTTATCTTTACCTAAAAATTTACCATCTATACCAGCCAACCAATCAAAGCAATGCACACTAGGCCAATAACTAAAACAGTTCCACAACTGTAACTCGTTCGTCTGCATATCCGGCACATCGGCTCTATCATATTGTTTTTGGAAAAACGCTGAGATAGGCAAACGCCAAAAGCACGCACCATTGGGTAGCATGATGTTAAATAAGAGAGCCCTTCCTGAAATAGAGCTAACACCAAAGATAACGCATTCACGACTATCCTTCTTATATTTTTCATCCATGTCATAGAGATATTCCCTCCTTATTTTGCAGTAAATGGGTGGTATATTCGCATTTAAATAGGCCATAGTTCCTCATATTATTTAATTTCGCCCCAGTTAGGACCCTTTTCATAATCAACTTTGTTAGGAACTTCTAGATTTACTGCCTGTTCCATTATTTGTTTTATTTTATCAGCTTGTGATTCTGATTCAATAGAAAAATCTAACTCATCATGTATTTGTATATGTCCTATTAAACCTTCTTTATATAAATCAACCATAGCTTTTTTAGTCATATCTGCAGCACTACCTTGAATAAGTTTATTTAATGCTTTGTATGTAAAAGCTCTACGTGTTGAATTTTGATACCAATAATTTCTTTTTGGATTACCATCTTTATCTTTTATAATTTTACCTTCAAAATCTTTTAGGTGTGGTCCCATTTCTTGTAGCTCTAACATACGTTCATGATCTTCTGGTGGTACATACGTTCCCCAATCAGCACCTCTAAGTACAGGTTCATACTTAGGAAACCTACAACGTCTTCCAAGTAAAGTTTTAATTTGTCCTTTACTCTCTGCAGCTTTCATAACTTTATTCATCAATTGTTTTACAAATGGCGCTTGACCATGATACTTTGCAAATAGTTCTTCTGATTTTTCTTTTGATACTCCAAGTTCTCCTTGTAGTTTTGCTTTACCCATACCATAAAACAAACCTAGATTAATTGTCTTAGCTTGTGATCTTGGTATAGATGCCATCTCTGCAACTATTTTGTGAAAGTCTGTTGATGGATCATTCTCATATGAATCTGCAATTGTATTTACAGAAGGGAGTCCAAACTTTAATGCGTAATGTGCAACAAGTCTTGGTTCCTGTTGCGAGTAATCAAATGTACCCCAGTTACAACCTTGTTCTGGTATAAACAATGATCGAAGGAGTGGCCCTGTTTCCGGATCCCTGGCAGGTATTTGCTGTAGGTTTGGATTCGAATAACTAAATCGTCCTGTAACTGTACCACCATCATCAGATCGTATTTGATTTATATCTGCATGGATTCTGCCTTTATGTTCATGTTTAAAAATAGTGTCAATAAATGTAGTTCTGACCTTGTTTATTTTCCTAGCTTCTGCTATCATGTTGACTACAGGATGAGCATGATTAGTAATAAAATTTTTTGTAAATGAAGGAGAGTCCGTCTTTTCAGTTCGGCTATAAGGTAGCTTCAGTTTTTCAAAAACTTTGGCAATGCTTGCTGCAGCCCATATCTGAGTATCTACTCCTGTTTCTATTTTTATTTGTTGCAATAGGTTTTGTTCTTTTGCTGCCAGTGCTATTTTTAATTGACCGGCTTTTTCAATATCTACCCGCACCCCTAGGTGACGCATATCAACTAAACAAGGAAAAAGATCAGTCTCTAAATTAAATATATCTTGAAGATCATCTTCAACAATTACTTTTTTTAATTTGTGCCAAAGTCTTAAAGTAAGTTCAGCATCCTTTTCACCATACGCTCCAACTTCCATTGCAGGCATTCTCCACATATCTGCTTTAGGATCTAAACCTCTTTCTTTAGCAGCTTCATTCAATCGTGCTTCGCTTTTACCTTCACCTAAATGATGCCAAGATAAAGTATTCAACGTATACGAGAATCTATTTTCATCTATTAAACTGGCTGCAATCATGGTATCTATGATTAAACCATTGATTTTTATACCTAAATTACGTATCCAACATACGTCGTACATTGCGTTATGAAATATTTTTGTAGCAGGTGATGCACAAATATCTTTAAACCATTCTAAAGTTTTCTTACGATCTAAGTTTGGTCCTTGTTCATGAGCTATTGGAAAGTATCCTTTGTATCCATCTACAGCAACAGCAATACCTACAACTTCACCATTACCGGTGATTGCACCTGAACCAATAGATTTTAAATCAGGATCTCTAGTCTCTAAGTCAATTGCAATTTCATCTGCTGATCTTAGATCAGGAAATTCTGTGGGCATTGACCATTCTGTATGTGGTACTATCATATTAAATCAAATAAATAGATTGTTAAAATACATAGACACATTAGTTCTGTGTAAACATTCATTTCTTTTTAACCATGTCTTTCATTTTCTTTATTTCTAATTCACAATAGTGAATTACTTTTTCTAAATCTTGTATGCCATTTTTATTTTTATAACGACACACATATTTTATAACATTCCCTTGGAAAAAAGAAAGCTCATTCTTTGAAATAAACTCATAGGGTTGAATGTGAAAATTTTTGTAGTGATTCCCGCCTATCTGTTTATCTTGTGGAAATGCACTATCAAACATATCTTTACTTGTCATAGTGGGTAGGCCTTTCTTGTTTTATTTTTTAGTTTAAATGTATAGAGATTGTTTCTTGCACGTGTATATGCCACATACCAAACTCTATGTTCTTCATCTGCTTTGTCTTGACTTTGACTCATTGATTTAATGATTTTATCACCAAGATCTAAACAAAGAATTACGTTGTCTTGTTCACCACCTTTAATAGCGTGAATTGTAGAAGTCCATATTCTTGCATCATTATCTAAATCTTCTTTGTTTTCTAATAAACGAACAAAATATTCTTTGTCTTCATCGTCTGCTAAAACAAATTCTTCAAACCAATTTTTATTTTTATTCCATTTAACATTACCAATAAAATCTTTTATATCTTTTGTCTCTTCTTCTGATAATTCTTTACCTTGTCTCCATGCATTATAATTTTTAATTGCTTTATGAAGTGTGACTCGAATACTTTTACCTTTATTACTTTCAAAATATAAACCTTTTTCAATTAAAATTTCTTCTATCTTTTTTAATTTAGATACAGTTCTAGCTAATATTAACCACTTACCTTTAGTTAAATCTATTTCATCTAAGTTGTATATCTCTTCACAGATACCTTTGTAATTACGTGGATGATATGTTTTTTGTTTTTTAATTCCAACAATATTACCTATTGCTATTTTAGACTGTTCTTGAATTGCTTTAGATATTCTTTTTGAATAAATTAAAACTTTTTCTTTTGCGGGTTCTTTTATAAATCTACTGACATCAGCTCCGGCCCATGCAAATATAGCCTGATCATCATCGCCTGCTAAATAAATATCTTTGGTTTTTGTTTTTAAAATGTCATACAATTTCCATTGTAGAGGTGATAGATCCTGCGCTTCATCTATAAATATTACATCAAATTCTGGTATATTTTCTGGTTGATCTGTTAACATTTTAATCATGTCATTAAATTCAAGGACTTTTCTTTTTGCTTTAAAATTAATTAAATTTTTATTGATGTGATTAAGTATGGTCCAATCTACTTTCTTTGGATCGTATTCTTCTAAATCAAATTCTTCTCTAAGATCTATACATTTGTTAAATGCTCTTTGTATAATTTGAAAATATATATTTTCAAAACCAAGATAAAATGATTGATCGTTATTGTAACGATCGTAAAACTCTACATGTAAATTTAATTTCTTACCCAACTCTTCATAGTGATAAGGTTGCATAATATCTTCTTGACTAATATTAACATTATCAAACTTAATACATTCAAATGCTAAAGCGTGAAGTGTTTTAAAATATTTTAATTTTTTATTTTCAAATGGCATTCTTTGCTTTGCTTCATCTGCAGCTTTTTTAGTAAATGCAAAGTAACCAATACGATCTAGTGGTACACCTTTTCTTGCATATGCCTTAGCTCTAGATATTAAACGGTGTGTCTTACCGGTACCTGGAGGACCATAATATTTATAGATCATACTATTTGTTCTTCACTTTCAAATTCAATTGTTTCATTTACTTCTTCTGGTTCTTCAAAAATAAATAAAGGTATTCTTGCTGCTTTGATTGGTTTAAAATATTTACCATCATCATCTTTACCAGGATATCTTTTTGTTGATTTAGTTAGTATTGCTCTTTTGTCTTTGTCTTCATCTTCATTATTAAACAATTCATGTGTGATCATGTAAGATGTTTTCTGTGCATCATACTTCCATTCTTCATTTTTTAATTTATCTAAAAATTTATCAAATACAAACCACGCAAACTTGCCTTCTACCAAAGGTCTACCACTTGCAAAAGACATGAAGCTTGTTGCCTGAGCCCCGTATATATGTTTCTCCAATAATTTTTTAAGTATATCAATAGGACTAGTACCATCTGCAGGTTCTATAATTTCTATTTTATCTTTACCACTAATTGATTTTAATATTTCATCAAACTGATCTTGTTTAATTGATGGTGCTACAATTATAGCTTGTTCAAACAACACTGTTTTAAATTCAT